TGGCCCGCCCCCTTGCCATGCTTCGACTGGTTTGAATGCGCCGGCTCGCAGCCTTCGACCGAGTAACCGATGCAGATGCCAGGAATGCGCACCTGGCATTCATTGACCTTGTGGGCCAGGTCGAGAATATTGCGGTTTCGGTACGGCTTGCGCTTGAGGATGCTCATTGCAGCAACTCCAGTTGCTTGGCCGGCAGCCCAACGGGCCGAATCTTGATGTTGGTCAGCCGGTCCTTGCGCTTCGGCTTTTCAACCAGCAGACCGAACTGCTTGAGCATTTCATTCAGCCGGGCCGATACCGTGCTTTTCTGCATCTTTAGCGCCTCGGCCAGTTCGCCGATAGACCACGAACCGCCGTTCTTCTCGATGAATTTCAGGATCGTGTTGCGCTGGCCGCTGGCCAGGCCGTTGTCGCTATGGGCGTGGAAGGCATCTACGCTTGTCTGAGTAACCGCCGTTCTCATTTTGTCAGCGCCCTTTCAATAGACCAGCCCCGGCTAATCCTCGTGAAAACAGTTCCATATGGAATTCCGGAAACTTTCGCGTGATGTTTTAAGCTACCTCTCTCCCCATTGAAATAAATCAGTTTCTCGCAAATTCCAATCCCAGGCTTCACATTAAGGGCATCTTCAACACTCCATCCGCAGCGAAGACGATTACTAATCGTTTTTCCGTGAATGCCAACTATTTCACTCCACTCTCCTGCTGTTTTTGACTGTCCGTTGAATTCAATCAGGACGTTTGCGCGAGTGTTTCGTTTTTGCTGAAAATGATTTGCCCATCGGCAATTTCCTGGTTCGTAATTTCCACTATTGTCGATACGGTCTATCGACATTCCTTCGGGACATTCGCCCATATCGGCAATAAAGTTCTCAAACGAGTTCCGCCATCTATCGCAAACAGAAATTCCGCGCCCTCCCCAATTCGGATAGTCGGAGCACGTTTTCCGATAACAACGCGCTTTCATGTGCATCCAAATTCCAAACGTTCTTGTTTTTGTTAGGCCATGGGTTCTATTTTTTTTGCCGGCCATACACCCACAAGATTTTGATTTCCCAAGAACTAAGCTGCTTCTATAAATAACCTTTTCTTTTCCGCAGTCGCACTTGCATTTCCAGTAATGCTTTCTATCTGCGTCGATTACAACAAGAGAACCAAATCGCATTCCGATTTCTACAACAATCGCGTTTTTCATCCTCATTCTCCGAACTCCGAAAGAATTGCATCCATCGACCAATGCGCGTCATTCCCCAGGTGCTTCCAGAGAAACGGCGCAGCATGTGGACCGCGAAGAAACGCCATAACCTTGGCGTGGTACTGCTCGAATTCGTGTTGGTCGGCCTTGGCGTAGCTGATGCTCTTGGGGATCGGCACCACGCCACCCTTGGGGCCGGCGCACCAATCCACCCAGCCGGCGCCGACCTTCAGCCAGATCCAGAACTGGTCGAAATCCTCGAATCGCTCCTGGCCGTCGAAAACATCGCTGATGATCTTCATGTGCCGGCGATGAGCAGGCCCGGACCTCGGAATGACGAACTCGATCACCGCGAACTCGCCGGGCTCCAAATCGATCAAGCGCTTCCAGATCCGGCGCCAGCCCTTCTTGTCGTCGTTGCGCCAGCCGTCGAAGATGCCGAACAGGAAGTTGCGCACGCCGGCCAGGATGCTTTCCGCTGGGAAAGGCTCGTTCGTGCGCAGGATCGTGACGCGGCTCATTTCTTCTTCACCCCGCCGGCCGCCTTCACCTTGTCATGAACCTGCTGGGCGAATTCCTCGCCCTGCGTTTCCCGCATGAACGACAGTTGCCGCCCCTGCTCCCGGCGATCAATGCAGTTAGTGACGATCTCGATGCCCTCTTTCATCGTCGGCAGCCGTGATTTCGATTGATTGTTCATCGGTAGGCAATCATGCTTTTACGAAAGATTTGTCACGATATACCTTGAGCAGAACACCTTCGGCGGTGCAAATACCCTGCTCTACCATTTCGTCAACGCACGGCTTAAATCTCGCGTCACGGTTTGCGGCGGAAAAAATGAAAGATAAGTGCTGGCTGCTTCTTGGATGCGTTGCCCAGTGTTTGTCGATACCGTCACTGGTCTTGGTCTTCATGCCGCGAATTGCCGCTTCTGCGGCGGCTGCTGCGCGCTGATGATCTTCCGGCGTCAGAATGACCGGCAACTTAGGCGCTACGCCATCGCCAATACGTTTTGCCGCTTCCCGACATAGCGCCAGGAACTCCGGCAGCGTCGGTGGAAACTGATTTCCCTTCTGGGCGTTCAGCGCCTTGGCGATCACCTCGCCAACATGATCGAATCCGCCAAGCTCTTCAGCCCAGCTACGCTTGACCCGCTCACGCGGGAAAGCCCCGTACTGGTTAGCCCACTTCGCGCCGTACCAGTCCTCGAATTTCTGGAACAGCTTTTCGATCCATTGATCAGGTAATGACCGTGGATTCGCTGGTGATGTCGCGTTCTGCTGGGATGCTGGTAGCGTCATACTTTTCCCTCGCTGCTGCGGCCTGTGCCGCGTAATTGTCGATGTTTGACTGGCGTCCGGTTGCCGGCTTCGTGATGAATGATTGCTTGAAGCCTTTTTCGCGCCGCACCCAATTTCGCCAAGTGGCCAACCAGTCCGTCTTCGTCCCTTTCTGGCCCGGCAGTGCAATCCAGTAGTCCCTGAACTCCAAGAAGATGGCATCAATGGCTTTTAGTTGAAGTTCAGGGCGTATTTTTCCGGCTTCGGTTTGCCATTCATCGGTCAAGACGGCATCAATAGGTAGCCTGGTGCCGCGACTTGCGCGGCCCTTACTCTGCCTCTCCTCTTCTTTATATGCCTCTGCCTCTACCTCTTTCTCTGGCATAGCATCACGCTTGCACTCTGCTAGCGGTTCGCTAGCATCGCCAAAAACAGCCATGAAACCCGCTTGAATCAACGGTTCAATGGCTGCGGTAACTTCCTCGCTTGTGGTGCGCAGGCGGAATGCGATCTTGTCGCGGTCGTACTCGACTGAACCATCCTCGGATTCGCTTGCTAGCAGCCAAAGCATTGGTGCTAGCGCTCTGCTAGCAAGCGGCAAGCGTTGATATTCGTAGTTGTCGAGAAGCCCCTTGTGGAGTTTGATCCAGGGAGGAGCCCTGTCCTTGTAGTGCTGGAAACTCGACCAGTTCTTGACGATCAGTCGTGGCACAGTGCGGTTCCTTCGTGCGAGTTCGTGACCTAAATAAAAGGGTGGGCTGCCTACCGGGAACTCGCGGTAACAGTAGGCCCGGTTGCAATCCGGTTGCCCATTGAAAACTGTATTCGTTGCTTACTTGCCGCTTATCTTTTATGATGATAGGGCAATATAGCGCATCTGATTAACGATGATTAATGCGCGTTAATCAAAACTCTACATCATGTCCGCGTCGTAACACAAGCGGAAATTGGCATACGGAGGCCAATATGAACAAAGAAGAAATCCAGCGAAACCGGCTGTGGAACTTCCGGCAGATCATCAAAAACGTCGGCGGGACCAATGAGGCCGCCCGCATCATGAGCAAGAAGAACAGCTACATCACCCAGATTGCCGGGCCGAGTCCGAAGCGCAATATCGGCGACAAGAAGGGCTCATTCGACGCTGGGCAGGCCGACCAGATCGCCGCGCAACTTGTTTTGCTGGCTGCGGCGATACGCTCCACTGCCAGGCAGCGCCTTTTTTTTAACGAGTAAAGATTGCCTACCGACAAGCAATCATGCTGTCGGTTTTTATTTGCGCTGAAATGCTTGCTTTCCGTTAATCAATCTTCTATAGTTGTCATACGGGATGCGTATTGCATCCCCATCGATAACGGAGATCGATCACATGAACAGAATCAAGCGCCTCATCTTGATGTTCCAGATTTACGCCCTGGACATCACTATCGCCGGTCAAACCGACACCCTCGCCGCTATCGGCGATCCCGTCCTGAAATTCCGCATTGAAGTGGCCCGTACCAATGCCCGCCAAGAGCGCGCACGGCTGCGCTCGGCCTTTAATTCACTGCTTCCCGTTGGTCAGCGCCGCACCTGGCGCATGGCCTGAACGCATCCCAAGAGGTAATCATGAACGAGCAATACGAAGAAGGCCGGGAAGTAATGGCCGTTGAAGGCAGCACTGTCGCCCTGCTCAACCGCAGCGAGATCGACATGCAGGTTGCCACCGCCCACAAGTTCCCTCGCTCCATCAAGCGTTTCCGCGATGAGTCATTGCAGATGGTCACACTTAACGAGCAGGTAGCTCAGGAGTGCATCTACAGCCTGCCGCGCAAGGAAAAGGACCAAGCTACAGGCCAGTGGGTAACGAAAACCATTGAAGGACCGAGCGCCCGCTTTGGTGAAGTAGTCGCTTCGGCATGGGGAAACTGCCGGGCCGGCGCCCGCGTTGTTTCCGATCAGGGCGAATTCATCACTGCGCAAGGCGTATTCCACGATCTGGAGCGCAATGTGGCGATCACCTACGAGGTACAGCGCCGCATCACCGGCAAGAACGGCAATCGATTTAGCGCCGACATGATTGGCGTGACAGCCAATGCCGCCTGCTCAATAGCGCTGCGCAATGCGATTCTCAAAGGAGTCCCGAAAGCATTTTGGTCGGACATTTACGACGCAGCACGGCAAGCAGCCATCGGTAATGTCCAGACCTTGGGCGCGCGCCGCTCCCGAGCGCTGGCCGTGTTGCAAAAGATGGGCGTGCAACAGGAAACCGTATTCTCATTTCTGAAAGTAGAGGGTATCGAGGACATCACGCTTGAACATCTTGGTGTTCTGTTCGGGATAACGACTGCCCTGAAGGAAGGCGATACAACTCCCGAGCAGGCGTTTGCCATCGAGGATGGTTCCGCCAAGCAAACGAAGCCGGCCGAGCCGAAGAAGCCCGAAGCCCTTCCCGAAATGCCCGCCGACAAGTTCAACCTCGAACTTCCCAAGTGGCGCGAAGCAGTCAAGTCCGGAAAGCTGAAGCCTGCACAGATCATTGCGACGACGCTGACCAAGTACATCCTGACCGACAACCAGAAACTGGCCATCGAAGACCTGGCCGTTAATTACGGAGAGTAATCATGATCATCCATGAAGTGCAGCAAGGCACTCCCGAATGGCACGCTCTGCGCGCCAACACCCGCAACGCCAGCGAAGCCCCGGCCATGATGGGCGTCAGCCCGTACAAGAGCCGCTCTGCCCTGGTCCGCGAAAAGGCTACCGGCATCACCGAGGAAATCACCCCGGACATGCAACGCCGTTTCGATCTTGGCCATATGGCCGAAGCGATGGCCCGCCCTCTCGTTGAGGCCATCATCGGCGAAGACCTCTATCCGCTGGTCGCCACCGACGACGAAGGTTATCTGCTGGCCAGTTCTGACGGCGCCACGATGACCTGTGAAATCGGCTTCGAGCATAAGCTGTGGAATGCTGATTTCGCCGCCCAGGTTGCCGCCGGCAATGTTCCGGATTCGCACAAGTGGCAACTGGATCAGCAGATTGCCGTGTTTGGCTTCGAGAAAATCATCTTCGTGGTCAGCGATGGCACGCAGGATAACTTCGTCTATTGCGAATACCGCTCGACGCCGGAACGCATCGCGCAACTGAAGGCCGGCTGGAAGCAGTTTGATGAGGATGTGCGCAACTATCAGCCCGAAGTCATCGAAGCCAAGCCGATCCTGACCGCCAATCCGATCGACAACCTGCCGGCCCTGGTTGTCGAAGTCACCGGCCGCGTCACCCACAGCAATCTGGTTGAATTCAAGGCTGCGGCCAATGCCGTGATCTCCAGCATCAAGACTGAGCTCGTCACCGATCAGGATTTTGTCGACGCCTCGGCGGCTGTGAAGTACCTCAAGGACGTTGAGGACAACGCCAAGCGCGCCAAGCAGAACGCCCTTGACCAGACGACCAGCATTGCCGAACTGCATCGCGCCCTGGATGAAGTCGCCAAGATGGCCGGCGACGTGCGCAAGGCGCTCGACAAGAAGATCACCGAGGAAAAGGACCGTCGCAAGGAAGACATCGTGCGTGCCGGCGCCGACGCCTTGGGCGAATACTGGCGGGCGCTCAACGACCGCATCGGCGGCTACATGCCCCCCTTTGAAAGCAACTTCGGCGGCGCCGTCAAAGGCTTGAAGTCGCTCGACTCCATGCGCGAAAAGGTGGATGCCGAACTGGCCCGCTGCAAGATTGCCACCAGCGAGATTGCCGACCGCATCGAGTACAACATCAAGACCCTCGAAGGCGAAGGATTCGACTGGCGGTTCCTGTTTCCGGATCTGGCCTCGGTCTGCGCCAAGGCCAAGGACGATTTCACCGCCCTGCTGATGTCGCGGGTTGCCCAGCACAAGGAAAAGGAAGCCCAGCGCCTGGAAGCCGAGCGCGAGAAGATCCGCGCCGAGGAACAGGCCAAGGCCCAGCGCGAGGCGGAAGAACGCGCCGCTGCTGAACAAGCCGAGCGCAACCGCGTTGCGGCGGAAGAAATCCGCCGGCTGGATGCAGAGCGTAAGGCCGCTGCCGATCAGGCCGCCGCCGCCAACCAGACGCAGTTCGAGTCTGCCGCAACGGATGCGTGCACGGCCGGTGTAGGCGTTGTTCAGATTTCGGCCAACGAAGCGGGTCAAGTCGAGGTCAAGCATGTTGTTTCCGATGCCATCGCTGCGCCTGCCAATGCTTGCCTACCGAAAATCAAGCTCGGCGAAATCTGCACCCGCCTTGGCTACACCGTGTCGGCTGAATTCCTCGCCTCGCTCGGCTTCGAGGCGACCACCGACAAGAACGCCAAGCTCTACAACGAGGCGAGTTTCCCGGCCATCTGCCGGCGAATCTCCGACCACACCTTGCGCGTAGGCATGACGACCAAGCTGGCCGCGTAACGATCAATGGGGTTGGCGCAAGTCTTGAAGTGAATCAACCACAGGAGCAAACCATGCACATGCACAGCGTCACCAGTTCGCAAATCACAGAGATCGGCCACGACCCGGCCACCAACACCCTGGCCGTCCGTTTCAAGCACGGCGGCACGCTCTACCACTACCAAGGGGTCAGCGCCGAGAAGTTCGAGCAGTTCAAGACTTCCGAATCCATCGGCTCGTTCCTCGGCAAGCACATCAAGGGCCAGCACGATTTCACCAAGATCATCGAGAAGAAGGAGCAGAAATAGCATGGCAGCAAGCAAGCAGACCGACTACAAGACCCTGCGCACCAAACTGCGCATGAACCAGACCGAATTCTGGTCGCGGATCGGCGTCACCCAGTCCGGCGGCAGCCGCTACGAAGGCGGGCGCCAAGCCCCGGAGCCAACGCGCATCGTGGTCGACCTGGCCTACGGCACGCCGGCCGCCGCCATCGCCAAGCTGGCCAAGCTGCGCGGCATCACCGTTGAAGAACTGATCGCCAATGTGTCCAAATGATCCCGGCACCAGGCCAAGGCTTCAGGACCGGGCTCGACATCCAGTTCATCGCCACGCCCTACCCGCTGCCGAAGACGGCAGCGGATGAACTGATCAAATACGGCGACAAGGCCATTGCCGCGCGCAAATCCATCGAGCGCTACAAGGACGAGCCCAGCAAGCGGCTCCAGGCCGAAGACCGCTACAACGTGGCAACGTCGGAAATCGCCATCCTCGAACAATCCATCCGGGGCCAGTTTGGTGTCATCTACACCCGCCCCGAATTCCTGCCTAACATGGGAGCAAACAAGTGAGCAATATCCGAGCATCTTTGGCAGCCGCCCTAATTCTTGGTGCTGGATCAATGTTTCCTATTGCCGAGCGCGCATTGCCACCCAGCACGCATCAGCTTCAGCCGCGCCGAACCAAGGCGATGAAGTCGGGCGGGTTCAGCTATGCAACTGGACAATGGAGCTACCCGGCCCGCGATGGCCGGAGTGTCGCCACCGGCAAGCGCATGGCCAAGAAGCGCCGCAATCAGGCGCGGCACAAAGCTGCTTGCAATGGGCGGTAATCATGGCATCCAGGCCAATCAATAAGCGCCAGACACTTGACCAAGCGAAGGCGCGCTTTCTTGAAAAGGTAAATGTTTCAGAATCTGGTTGTTTTGAATGGTCTGCCTGCAAGCAAAGCAATGGATATGGCCGGGCAACCATATTCAGGAAAACTGATTACGCGCATCGGCATTCTTTTCGGCTGTTCAAAGGGCCGATACCTGAAGGCATGGATGTTTGCCACAAGTGCGACAACAGGGCGTGCGTGAATCCGGACCATCTTTTTTCCGGAACCAGAAAAGAGAATATGGAGGATGCTGTTTCTAAGGGCCGTCAGGCTAAAGGATTTGATCTTCCACATACGAAACTTTCCGACGAAGACAAAGCAGAAATTATTTCTAGGTCAAAGTCAGGCGAACTTTATTCGGAAATTGGAAACAGCCTTGGAATTTGCCGGCAATACGCCGGAAAAATAGCAATCGAAAATGGAGTAAGAAGAAATGGCATCCGTTAATAAATGGATTGGTATTGGAAATTTGGGCAAAGACCCGGAGGTTAGATACACCGCGTCTGGTGAGGCTATTGCTAACTTCAGTATCGCCTGCACGGAAAGCTGGAAGGATAAGGCGACCGGAGAGAAGAAGGAACAGACAGAGTGGGTACGCTGCTCCTGCTTCGGAAAGCTGGCCGAAATCTGCGGCCAGTGGCTGAAGAAAGGCGCCCAGGTTTATATCGAAGGCAGTCTGCGCACGCGCAAATGGCAGGACAAGGACGGCCAGGATCGCTACACCACGGAAATTCGCATGGATCAGATGGTCATGCTCGGCGGTCGCTCTGGAGGACAAGGCGACACGCCGGCCAAGGATGGCGATTACCAGCCGGCCAATAAGCCGCAGCCCTCGCGCCAGGGCGCCAAGCCGTCGTTCGATGACCTCGGCGACGATATTCCTTTCGCCCCGCATGCACCGCGCGGCCCTTTGTCGCACGTCATTTGATTGCCTAACCTGAATCAATCTGAATACATCATGAACATCAATATCAAAAAACTCGTACCCGAAGCCAAGGAGCCGACCTACGCCACCGATGGCAGCGGCTGCTTCGACCTCTATGGCCTGACCGATGGCGTCGTGCTCGACGGCCATCCGCTCAAGTGCTCGACCGGCCTGGCCTTTGAAATCCCGATGGGCTGGGTGATGGAAGTCTATAGCCGCAGTGGCGACGGATTCAATCGAGACGTTCGCCTTGCCAACTGTGTCGGGATCATCGATTCCGACTATCGCGGCGAACTGTTCGTCAAGCTGACCGGCGACAGCGGAAAGCCGTTCGAGATCAAGGCCGGCGATCGCATCGCCCAGGCCAAGCTGGTTGAGTCGCCGCGCTGCACCTTAAGTGTCGTCGATGAACTGAGTAGCACCGCACGCGGCGAAGGCGGCCACGGAGGGCAAGGCATGACCACCGAGCAGACCATTCAGGACGTGGCGATGATCGCTCGCAATGGAATTGA